TATAAACTAGCACCTGTCATAGCACCTGAAGATCCACCTGACATTGCTGCATAGAGCATACTTTCATGTCGACCACGTTCTAATTGGGATGCACCACTTTCATATGCAGTTGCTTGATCCATATAAGAATTGAACTGTAAATCTCCTTGATCAAAGAAGTCCTGTATTCTTGAATCCACTTGTGTTCTGAATGCATTCATTTCTGATTGATTTTCTGCATCTTGTGCAACAATGACATCCCATGTTGTTCCAGAATCTGCTACTGCACCAGAACCTCCAATTGATGCTCTCATAGAACCAATTCGTTGTGCATGAGATCTTGCTAATCTTCCTGTTTCAAGTTCTGCATTAAGACCAAAACGATTGCCTTGACCATAAAAACCTGATTTTGCTAATGTTGCATTTTTCCTTGCTTGTCTAGCCATTGCATTAAGTCGATCCTTTTCTGCACTGATCTGCTGGTTTTTAGATGCAAGTGAACTTAAAGCACCTACTGCCATTGCTCCGGCTATAATTAAAGGAAGACCCATCAGTGTTTATTGGTAAAAAGTGTCCAATCCCTACCTTCAATAGGTCTTATTACAGAACAATGTTTTTCTAGAAGTCCGTAATAAGGTGAAGATTCTTCACAAGGAATGATGTAATGTTCTTGTCTTCGATCCATCATGATTGCATCTAATGCCTGAAAGACTGCTCTAGAATCTTTAGGTGTTGCTTTTTTAGAGTGCATCCACCAGTAGACAGTAGGACTTTCAACAGAGAATGCACCTATAGGAGAACCAGCTTTAGTAACAAGATGAGTTGGACCAATTAAAGATCTTCCTCCATCTTCATCTGCTGCTTCTTGAATATGGTCCATATCGTCCTGAGTCGTTATAGGCCAGACTTTGATATCAGTTATCATTTGTTTCGTAATCCAGTTCTATTGCTAAAATATTTACTGGGAGAGAATCAGAAATCTGTATCTGAAACTGAGCATCATTAAAACCTTGATTTGACGGAACCAATTCTTGAACTCCTGTAACCAAAGTTGGTGGATCTCCATATTCGTCAGAAAAAGTTCTTGTTACCATTTCTGTTAAAGTACCTTCTGAAACCGATGCTGGATAAATTCCATATTTAATATTTGGTGTTCTATAAACTTTAACCCATGCTCTGTGAATCCTTTTCTTGTTTCCAATTCTGACATTTCCACGAGGACCAAGAGCAACTGGAAGTGTTACCAGTTTAGATTCATAACCTAATCCTGAAACCAGAGTTGTATAGTTTGAAGATGCACCTGATGCTGCAGATCCAGAAGAAACAGCAACATCATCCAATTGAGAACCATCACCAAGCAACTTCACTGTTAATCCTTCTAGATGATTCAAACCTGATACTGAAGTTGCAGTAGTTGCGACTACATGACCATCCATGAATCTGGATGCATCAATGGTTTCTTCTTTCATCCAGTTTTCCATTACTTCAATGGTTTCAATGATGGTATGACTATTATCTCCATCTACAGTAGGAATGGTTCTTCTGACAACCATCCATAGTTGATCCTGATCATCATATGGAATAGTTCCCATATCGACTACAACTGCATTTGTTTGATCTGTTGTTAAATGTCCTGTTGGATCACCTCCTCTTGTATTTGTATAATCATAAGAGCCGGCAATTTGATGTTTATGCCATGCCAATATTGTATTTTGAGGAATGTAAGTGACACAACTGATTGCTCCATTACCATCTCTGATCCAGTTGGCATAGTTTGGAATGGAGGTTGCCATAATCTGTTTACCTTTGTCGCTCAGAATATCATTAGCTCTTATAGTGATATCAAATGATTTTTCTCCTGCAGTTGCTTTACCGAAATTGATTAAACGAACCTTGATTCCAGAACCTTCGACATAAAGAACATTTTCATCTACAGCTACAGCATTGACTGTTTTTTCTGCTGGTTGGGTTCCTTCTCTTCTGACTGTAAAATTAGTAGGTGTAATCGTTAAGTCTTGTTCTGATCCATAGACTGCATAAATACCACCTGTTGTTCCTGCCAAAAGTTTCTCTTGTGGTACAAGAAACTGGATTTCATCTACAGTTCCAGAATCAAACGTAAAGGTCATCGCATTGAACGCTAATACCTGTTCTCCTATGATGGATGCTCCTGATGCTGTTGTTTGTCCTGTAGCCGATCCTAAAGACTCTGAAGGGCCAAAATTGTAGAAGTCATTGGTTTGAGAGAAGAAAACAGTCTGTGGACTATGATCAACTCTTGCAAAGACCAATCTTTGTTGAAATAAAGAAACAAAATGAGGATAGTTTCCTGTATACCATTGTCCTAATTTCCAATCTCTTAAATTAGAAGTGAACGAAACAGGAATATCTGTTTTTGCAGTACAGTCTGCTTCATTAGCATTGTCACCATCTGGATCTATTGTATCAATTTGAACATGACCCCAATAAATCTGTTCATTTCCTAAAGTATTGATTCTGAATAATCTTCCTCCATCAGTAGCTTGATTTGTCCATACACCAGTTCCTGATTGTGTTAAACGAACAGTTGAATCCTTTCTATAAAAATAAGCTTTTACAGTAGGTTTCTGGTTATGACCAAAATCTACAGGAGCATCTCCTACAGCACTGGTTAATTTAAAAGTATTAGCCGTACATTGAGTTGCAAAGAAATCTCCATTGGAAGGATGTGCTGAATTCAGGGTCATTGTTGCAGTTTCAGATGTTGAACCAGGATCAGTAAAAGTAATTGTCTCAGTAGGATCATATCCAGTACCCATTGTCGTTATTGTAATGGTAGGATTCCCATTACCATCTGTTGTAATTGATGCTTTTAAACTGGATAAATTACCACTTCCTGATGTTGCTGTTGGATTTACATCTGCATGTGTAGAAGGATCTGATGTAGGGGATTTATCTGCTTCCCATGGATCTGATAAATCTCCTCCTGTAGGTGAAGCTGGAGAAGATGCAGATACAGATACGACTAAAGTAATTCCTGAAAGTTCGACCTTTATTCCATCCTGAAGACCATGATTCTTATTCTGAAGGAATGAAAAGGTTTGAAGATTATCTGTAGGAGCAGGATTAGAATCTCCAACTCCAGACCAATAATACGCATTATCGCATTCTCCTACCCATCCTGTTTGATTGATTCCTGTTGGTAAAGTAGGAGAACCTGAAATAGACATCGTGACTGTAGAAGCAGTACCATCAGCAAGTTCCTGAGAATTGAAATAAGGTCCGTCATAGAAAGTTATTTCTGATAATGCCCATGAGGTATCAGAAGTATAAACAAGCTGTTGTGGAGGAACGTCAGGACTTACAAGAAACAAATAGGATGCCGATTGAATAAAACGTATAGAGTTAACTTTTGCAGTCGTATTATAAGGTGTTGTTAGTTCATAAGGTTTACTTGATAAAGCCAACTGTGCCTTGTCCTTATAAAACCTTATATATCCTCTAGAACTTACTTTAACTGCAGAACCATCACCTGTGAGATTTACTACAGTTGTAGAAGTTACATTTGCTGCAGTTGTACAAATCTTAAATGTTGTGTCGTTTATTTTAAGAACATGATAATCAGTATTTAAAGCAGCACCTGTTGGGATAGTCGTTGCTTCTAACTGAATAACATCGTAACTGGATAAACCATGCCCTCCTGAAACAGTAAATAGATCACTTCCATGTGTTACAGAAGTAATTGTTACTTCAGGCTGATAAACTCCAAATTCCAGTATATAGTTGTTTGAACTTCCAAATCCTATAGTAAAAGGAATCAACTTTACTGCATTTGCTTCTTTTCCAACTCCTACTGCATTTGGTTTGGTTCTCGCTATATATTGAGTTCCTGGTCTTCTTGCAATTCCACCATTTGGTGTAACCACAAAGTTGGTAAGTTCTTGTACAGATTTGGAATACAATTCCTCATCTACAAAACCTTGTGATTTAACCGCAATCTGACCTCCCCAGAAATTAGTCTGAGTTTGGGTCACTCTCATTTATACACCATTTGCAGTTGATGCAGAAAAAGGTCTGAAGTTTCCTGACATGGAAGTATTCCTTGAATTCAACCATTCATTGGATTCAATAACATCTGCAGTACCAACTTGTGCATCAATACTTCTTGCTTCTGATAACACTTGCTGGAATTTACCTAACATCAAATCACGCAATGATCCTTGACCTGTAAGATCCATTGCAATTTCTGATGCAAGTCCCATTGCTATTGCTTGAACCAATTGTGCATCAAAATCAGTAGTATCATCTCTGGAACTAGGTTTTTTGATGTATTTGATCTTTGCAGTAGTAGCATCAGTCAGAAGATACTGACCTTCTACTTTGAATGGATAATCGTATTGGTCACTTTCATAGAGGTTTAAAACTCTGAGAATAATCGTATTATCCAAAACATAGGCATAGTCATATTCAAATGGAGGTGTATAGTCTCCACTTTTGGATAACTCTGTTCTATGAGTCATACAATTCCAAGGATGAGAACGAAGTACCGCATCTCTTACATCTTCAAACCTTAATTTACAGGCTCTTGCCCGTGCATTAGCATCATCAAAAGCAGTAATAGTTCCATCACCAATATTGTTCAGTGCAATATTAGAGATCTGAATTGCAGTAGCCATTAAGCTTTTTTCTTAGCAGGTTTCTTTACAGGTTCTTTTTTTACAGCAGACCAACCTAGTTTAGAAAGTTCTCTGAATTCTGAAGAACCTCTAGTGACTTCTCTTTCATCACCATCTGTTGAATACAAAACAATTCTAGACATAAGTTCCTTTTGGGAAAGGGGGCCGAAGCCCCCTAAGTTTAATCAGTCAATGGTGTAAACCATATAACCAGCGAGATCATCGCCATCAGCTAGTGCTTCATCTTCAGAAGTTGCTCTGATTAGAACACCACCTTGAGATTCAAACAACTTTGTTCCACCAGTTGCTTTTAGAGGTGCTCCAGTACTACCAGAAGCTCCTTCTAAACTGAAATAACCAACGGTATCGACACTGATTCCATCGATTAATCCATTTGGATCAGCTGCTACTGCATCTCCTGCAAGATCAGTATAAGCATCCCAACCTAAATCAATTTTTGCACCACTTGTGGTCCAATTGACATAAGCTCTGGATAAGCCTATAAATAAACGGACTTTACCAGCAGGAAGCTTTCCTAATGCAACAGAAGAAGTTGCCTCTCCAGCACCATCT